GTCGTTTCGAAAGGGTTTACAGTTTTCCTTCTGGGTCCTACAACCCTCCAGCTCTCCACACCCTCACCTTTCACACGTACTGACCCCCGTATCTATCGCATAGCGTAGTGTCGGAGTCTTCCAATGTTACTGAGGTAAGATTTGAAGAGGGTAGAGCTTCGTTCCATCTGTCGTGGGTAAGGACTTACCATGTCCAATTTTACAGAACCCCACACCCTGGCCGACAAAGGCCTTGCCAGGGTGGTGCTAAATTTCGTTTCGATAGCTAGAAACAAATGGTCGAAATCTCGTATCGCCTCAAGGCAGAAAAGATGCAGTCTGCCAACTGTTCGAGAGTGGAGGGCCAACAGCAAAAGCTCCTGTTCACACTCCCATACGCCTAAATAAGCACAAGGCGCAACTCCTCCACAAAGATAGACGGCGCAGTACTGGTATAAGAGGCTGTCAGAGCAAAGGAGATGGTGTCAGTCCCATTGCACTGTGCAAACGAAGCTGCATGGTATGGGCCTGAAGCCACTGCTCCCAAGATGAAGCCACCAATAAAGGTCGAATTCTTGTAGATTCCGATGGTGGTGTTGTCAAGATCCTCACCAGGTGCAACGTAGTTGAAGTCAACATCAATCAGGTAGTTGCCAGCAGGGGGAGTGAGAACTCCAGCCGTGTTGACCACTCCGATGGTGTTGAAATATCTAGAAGCAGTGGTGGCTGCAAGAACAGCATTGGTCTTGACAGTTGACGCACTAGCGGAAGTGGCACTCGAATCAAGAAACTGTGCCACAGAATTGTTGGCCGGTGCAGTGGTGGTACTCTCAGTGACTGCTGTAGAAAACTCCAAACCATACTCGACCCACACCTCACCCAAAACACCAGTCCCGCCGTTGTTGTAGGATCCAACAACGAGATTGCCACAGTCATAGGTCTTGATGTCTGAGCCTCCCGGAAGAATGCCAGGTCTGACGTATCTCCAAGGCATGCCCTCGTTCATTCTCTGAACGGGCACACGAAGACGCATCTCCTGCCATCCAATTCTGGTCTCTACCACATCAGTATTCTCCATCTGTTGCTTGGTGCTAGGGGGCGCATCAGAAGCATCAAAATCAACCGCCAGCAAAACCTTGCCTGTCTGACCCTCAGTGGCGTACTGCGACACCTCTGGAAGGTAGACAAAGTCAAGTTGCGTAAAGCGATATTTCTCATACCTCTGTGCGATTTGGTTCAGCCAAGGGAACGTGGTCGCGTTTCCTGGCTGAATCGAGTATGTGCTCGTAACAAGCGCGGCCGAGTTAGATCCGCTCACCTCACCGATGTATTCACGTCGGAAAGGAATGCGATAAATCTCTGCACCACGACTCATAGAGCTGTTTGGAAATCCTGCAGCAGTTGATCCTCCAAGGGAGCCACCACCACGATTTCGGCGTCGACGGGTTTTACCCCCCGCCATAGGCTTGGCTGATGCCGCGCGTTGTTGTTGCTGCTTAGGCTTCTTGGCCTGCGCTTTCGCGCTCTGGGCAAGTGCCTGTGGCTTCCGCCGCGACATTTGCTGGGATCCAACCACTCCCAGCTATGGCCCCAACAGCAGCCTCCAATCCAGAACAATGCCTAAATTCATACTGAAACTGCATCCACAACTCATGACTATACTTTTGACTAAGCATCGAGTACGCAGATTTCTCAATGCGTTCACGATCAACTTTGCCATTTCTAGAAAAGGTGTGTGCACAGAATTCAATGCCCTCACCATCAACACTGGTGAAGAATTGCTTCAGTTTGAAACCCAACTCCTTGTACAGCTGACGCTTAGCCTCTGGGTCCTTGGCGTCCTCTACACAGTCATCCCCCATGGCGACAACGCACTTTGGGTTAGAACCTGTCAAGACCGCCACGTGGGCTCTCTGATAGGAATTGG